GTTCGCCAGCGTAATTACCGGAGAGCTAGGGAGAGAGCGTTGACGAGGTTAGCTAATGACTACCCGGATCTATATCGCTCTTATCTAGAAGAGGAGAAGATGGCTGATGAAAAGATGGGTAAGAAATGGCTTGATATTGATGGCAACACTAGCCTTACTGATACAAGGACAAGATAAATTATTTCCACCTACCACAGTAGGTAGAATACCTGATGGTGTAATAGAGAATAGGAAGGCAACGCAAGATGAGAAGAACCACAATAGAAAGATCGCAAAGGCCTACGCTCAGGCTGGTTGGGGCTGGAGTGGGAGAGAGAGCGAGTGCTTACTCGCCCTTTGGACCAGTGAGAGCAGGTTTGATAACTACGCAAAGAACCAACGAGGATCAAGTGCTTACGGAATTGCTCAACTCCTTGGAGAGAAAGATAGTAGAGCTGAGTATCAAATCTTGCGAGGTCTTAAATATATTTCTAAGCGATACGGAACACCTTGCAAGGCGCACAGGTTCTTCCTCACGCACAGATATTACTGATAGTATATAACTCTTAGGTCGGCTCTCTCCGATCTATCTAAAGATGGCCCTACCAACCCTTCCTGGTGGGGCTATCTACTTTTTTCTAATCCAATACTGATCGTTAATAACTAGTGTGTCCAGTTCAGCTTTGTGTCGCTCAGTAAATAAGAGTATGCCAGGGCGAGGTGTCTTAGATGGTGGCAGATGGCGACCCCAAGTGTAATCATCAAAGGCCATAACACCACCGGACTTTAGTAAAGGCCAGCTAAGTTCTGCATCCATCAGCACACTAACTGCTGTGTGGTCTGCATCAACATAGATAAAATCATACGCACCTATAAAATTATCTCGTTGTCTAATTAGATACTCAACAGTATCACTGACCACAGACACAACAGATAGCTTCTCAATCTTCTCTTTGTATACTCTTTCAACATCACTAAAGTCCATCTCGGCGTGGCTTTCCTCATCACTTCCCCGCCAAGTATCAACATCAATAAGTATTGAACTCTTATCAGTTAGTATGTTGTTGCATAACCATACGCTGGCATCTCCTGTGTACACACCAAGTTGTAAGAACCTTAAGTTAGGTTTACCTGCATACGCTGATAGGTAGGTAGTAAAATTATTCTGTGCGGTTTGTGCAAACCAATTTGGATAGCTCATTTGTCTGTAGTATAAAAGCCACTACCCTTGAAGGTGATAGCAGGTGGAGAATAGATACGCCTTAGCGTATCGCCACAAGTTGAACACCTATAACTTTCTTCAGGTGCATTAACAGATCTTTCAATACTAATAGTTTCATCACCACCAGGACATTCATATTCGTAGATCAAAACAGTATCCCATCTTCTAGCTTTAAGAACCCTACTAGTTTAGTACGACTAGCCTTGTTAGCAAACTCAGTAGTAATAGGTAGCCACTTATCCTCCCACTTAGGTTGAGGTATAGCAGATAGATTAAAGCCCCATATACCCTCAGGTGTGGCGTTGATATACCAAGGCGTAAGTGATCTGATACCTGCTGCCATAATTAAACCCTGATACTTACTCTCTTCAATAAGTAGATCAGGGTAGTGGGTCTTGCGGGATTTTAATTCTATAAACATTTTATGTTCTAGTGATATGCAATCCCAGTTGTCAAACTCTTCCGACTTCTCTAAGTCTGAGTAGTAAAACTCCTTGAGATAGTCTAAAAGTTCCGGTTCTTTTAACTCTATGCCCAAGGAGTCTCACCACCAAGTTTGTTTTGCAGCTTACGCAAAGCTGCGGTAGACCTGCGATCAGCAGTGGATGTAGCACACTCTAAGTACTGGCCTATCTGTTGAAGGGTAAAGTTATCGTGGTATCTCATCTGCAATATAGTCTTATCCTCTTGCCCTAACTTCAAATAACACTTCTTAATATCTATTAGGATAGCCAGCAGATTGCCACCCTCAGCAGGTGTTGATTGCTTACGAGGTGTGCCATCGTTGATCATCTCTTGTGCTTGTTCAAGCACAGTGCCATTAACAATAGATGCAATAACAAATGGAATTAACTGAGCAATAATTGTTGTATCGTAGAAGGCTTCATCACTTGTCTTATATCCAGCCTTACGAGCCTTCTCTTTACGAGCATATCTTTCTGCAACTCTACGCATCTGATAGGCAATACGTCTTTCATTCTGCTCACGCTTGTCAGGGTTAGGTTCATTAAGTAGGTCAGTAAACTGTTGACCACGACCAATAGCCCAGAGATAACACTCTTGCCTTACATCTTCAGTGTCAACCCATCCTTTAAACTTACGGACAATAACGTAAGTCACTGAAGGTACTAACTCATAAAGAGTTGGGTGTAATTCAGGTGTCATTTCTTTACATACAATTCTTCAATCGTAAGTATCCAAGCCTCAAGTTTTTTATTAAGATAATCTAACTCGCGCTCTATCTTGCGAAACTTAGAGCGTTTGGTAAATAAATCTTTAATAGTCCAGTAGATTATTCGCAGTCTAATGTTTGCACCTCAGGCCAGTTACCATCTAATACCATCATTGCAATAGCTGAATAGTTAAGTAGATCCATAAAAGAATCTCGTAATGATTCATTACTTGGCTTAACATTAGAGTCTACTAAATTATTTATACGAGCAATCTTGTCCCACATACGCACTCTTAGCCCATTGATAGGACCACCAGGTGATCTTGCTATATTTAATGGACCGTAATCGTGGTGCTTACTGATAAGTAAATTACCTGCTGCATCCATAACAGCCCACATATTGGCGATGAACTCATCATCTATTCTCTTACCTTCGGTGGTGCTATCTCTATCGTTCCTTTGACGTAATCTATCTTGATTATAGAGATCCCTGAGGTCGCCAACCATTCTGCTAGTACCATCAGATCTGAGTTCTTCATACATTAGGTACTCCAATTGTCCGTTTTGTCTCTTCTATACCCTTTGCTAAGTATAAGTCATTGAGGTCTAGTCCAGCAGGTAGCGACACGATTGAAGAGTTCATTACCTCCTGAGCTACTCTCCTTGAGAACTCAGCCCCAGGATTAGTGCCATCATCTTTAATATCATTATCACCAATAATATAAATCTTGCCATAGCCAGTAAACATCTTAGTAAAGTGTGGCTTCCAAGCAGCAACACCAGGAACTCCAACTGCTGGTATACCTAGTACCGCAGAACAAATGATCGTATCTAACTCACCCTCACAAACTGCTATGTACTCACTAGATACAATGATGTCGCTAACATTATAGAGATGACCCTTCTGACCAAGTGGTGCTCCATACTTAGGCTTGCCATCATCTAATCTTCTAAACTTAAATCCAACACAGTGTCCAAGCACAGTTATATAAGGTATGGATAGCCAGCCCTGATAGTTCTCGTGGGTTGCAAAAGGTTGCTTTATATAACCTAGTTGGTACTGGTCAGCTATCTCTTTAGAGATCCCACGACCTGCGAGAAACGCTACCGCCTCTTCGTTTAGATCCTTGTTGTACTGAACCGCCGCTTCCAGTGACGATTTCAATTGCACGGGCGAGAGCATCTTTAAACTCCATATTCTCTTTGATACTAATAATGTTTACTGCATTGCCACCCTTACCGCAGGTATGACAAAAGTATAAATTTTCCTGCGTATTGATTACTGCACTTCTTCTACTGTCGCTATGCAATACACACCTTACAGAGCAAGCCCTACCTTCTCTTACCTCACCGCCATAGTGGGCAACTATTATTCCAATGGGTATTGTGTTCGCATCGGTTCTGCCATTGCGAAGGCTAGGCTTCCTACTCCTGGACCAGTCTGATGCTGACATCCACAATCCTCCTTACATTTCTTGTGCATAGTAACAGCACGCTTGAACTGACCAGCTCTATTCAGCTCACCGCCTGACCTACATAGATCGCAAATCATTTAGGTTGAAGATCCTTAATTATTTTAGGATCTGCACCAGCAAGTATAAGCTGAGCGTGGGCTAGTCCCCAATTATATGCGTTGTGTTCTGGATTAGGATTCATTGGATCTTCTGATTCAATCATCAAGTCTATAATGTTTGCATCAATCTTGTATTTGTTAATTACTTTTAACTTCATCTTTGTTCTCCTTTTCTGTAATTGGTGCTGTCTCTGGTACGGGTTGTAGTATATCTGTTGTTGTTATTACGCCTTCTGGTGTTGGTGTCATTCTTGTTACCGTTATCTTTCCCCATCTCTTGTGAGATGGCATATAGGTTTTCTTACCTGCTCTTATTGGTCTTCGTTTCCAAGTTCCAATACCATCATATAGGTCTTGGCTTGTTCTTCTCATTGCTTATCCTCTAGCCATTGTGTTAGGTCTTGGATTACCCAAGTCTTTTCTATTCCTGCGTTTCTTCTTTTGTATAGTACATAAGATAAAGGCTTATTAATGCCACGATGCTTAGCGTAATTAACAGCTTCTGTTTGCGCTTCATCCCAAAACTCCTTCAAGTTTAACTTCTTAGTATTCTTTAATTCAAAGATGTAGGTTTGACCGGCAACTATAACTACTAGATCTCCCTCATCCTCTGCTCCTGATAAGCGCAAGCGTTCAGCCACTGCGCCCATCTTTCTAAACCATTTCATTACATCTACTTCAAACTGAGAACCCTTTTGTTTATTGTACTTGGCTGACATTTATTAGGGCATCCCTTCTATACATACGACCATACTCATCTGCATCACTGATCTGACATACAGAATAGTTTACAAATAGAGTAGCAAAGTCTGAGCCATCTGCTGTGTGTGGTCCAAACCTATTCTTAACTGGTGCAACCTTTAAGGTTTGATCTAAAGGATCAAAGCCAAGGGTAAGTATCAGTGCTGGTAGTTGTGAGACCTTACCGTGAATAGCCCTACGGTGAGGTGGGAAGTTAGTCTTGCCATACTCAGTCTGTTCGCTGACGTGGTGTAATACCATCACACAGGCTTCAGTCTTACGAGCCATATCGTGGAACTCCACCATAATAGCTCGCAGTCCTGCCCACTCATTATCAGTTTCAGCAGCCACATTCATTAGGTTATCAATCACAATCAACTCTGGTGGAATACCAAAGAGTTCAACATAAGCCTTGATCTCTAACTCAATATCATCTAGTGATGGTGATGAGTCAAAGACAAACTGTATGTTGGACATATTATCTAGGTGCTTATCGTAGTAATGACGGTTACTATTTAAGTTTCCTTCCACCAGTAGTTGACTGTGTCCTGATAGGTGAGAGGCTGCTCTCATCATCACGGTTGCTATGTCGGTGTCAGCCGAGAAAAATAAAGTTGGAACCTTTGCTTTAACTGCATAGATAAGAGCAAACATACTCTTGCCAGCATTAGGCGCAGCAGCAACCATACATACCTGACCTCTACGAAACTTGATCTGCTTTACAGCAAGATCTTTCCATACATCAGGTAGTGGTGTTGCATTGGTAGTGCTACCACGCCACGCTCTATCTATGTTTAGCAACGTAATCCTCTCTAGGAAGAACGATCCCTCTTAGCTGTCTAATTCTTTTTCTTTTTGCCGCAGTTATGCCGCCCCAAGTACCGAAGCGTTCGTTGTTGATTCCCCATTCCGCACACTCTGCAAGGTGGGGACATATCTTGCAGACGTTTATAGCCTGTTGAGTGTGGACTCTATCTCCATCCTCTACTTCAGGAAAGAAAAACTCCACACCCACTTCGGCGCAAGATGGGTTCTCATAATTCCAGGGAACCCGCATTGCCTATCTAATCCAGACGGTTTCGCATTTGTCTACAGCACCTTTAGGTGCAGCACACATCCAACCTTTCCAAGGACCTTTCTGTCCTACGCCTGAGCGAAATGCCATTGAGCCGTGCTTACAATCAGGTGCAGTTGCATCTGTTGCAGATACAGCAGTAGCGCCTAGTGCTTTCTTAGCATAGGCAATTGCTCCACCACTTGGTTGTGTAGTTGTACCAAGTGCGGTGCCAGTTGATGTTACTAATGTTGCTACATCAGCAATTGAAGTTAGAGATGCCTCTAATTCAGCCTGACTAGTTGCATAAATATTTACTAGAGTTCCATCACCTAACTTGTAGTTGATTTGGAACTTCGTGCTTTCCGGTGCAGCCATTTACTTACCTCCAGTATGTTTGACAGATAACCTTGTTGATTCCTGTCCTTGTTTCTTTGGTACGAAACCGAGAAGTTTCTCAACCTCTTCGGTATCTACTGATTCTCTACCACTAACTGTGCTCCAAGTAATGGATACACCGCTATTGGTAGAACCAGTAAATCCTTCTAACGCAGCTTTTAATGACTCGCGTTCAGTAGTCAGTTCTTTAATCTTTGCATCTAATTGTAAGTACTTCAAGGCAGATGTGTCCACTTCAGGATTATCTATAAAGACTTCATCTTCCTTGATACGTTCTTTTTTTAGACCAGTACATCCCATCTCGCCCGACTCATCAAAGTACTTGCAATAGAACTTGCAGTAACTTTGATCGCGCTCTGGCCCTGGTGCATCTGCGCTCTCTTTAATAGCAGATAACCAATTCAAAGCATCTTCTGCTAACTTCGGATCATAAGGTTCTGAATGAACCTTGACATCTCTTTCATCACCATCTCTTGCTATGGCTACTAGATTAACAGTTCTGGGTGACCCCTTTCCAGACTTGTCAAGCAAGTAGCCATATACCTGAACTTGCCAACGCTGTTGTAGCGATGGGAAGTAAGATAGATTTTTTACCTTAACGGTTTTCCAATCTATCACATCTCCTGTTTCTGGTATATATAAATCTATATGAGCTTTCATTCCATTGTATTCAACAGATGTTTCAACCCAGTACTTCTCACCCTTTGGATCTGCAACTGATATTGCCTTCTCTATCTCAGCGTGAATAGCAGTACCCATAATAGCTGCAAGTTTTAATTCATTCTCGTTGGTAATCTCTTGACCATTAAGACGATACCAAACTTTCTTACGGCAACCACCTAACTCTGATGGACCTACCTGTGTCTGTTTAGATCTAGCCCTACCAGCATCCTTAGCCCGTAGTACCTCTAACAGTAATTCTTTCGGATCGCTCATATGGACATCCATCCCTCATACTGTGCATCAGGATTATCCTGTAGCCACTGCTCTCTCATCTTGTTCTGTTCCTCCCAGTTAGTATTGGTATCTCTAAAAATCTTTATACCATCCTCATAGCCTTTTTCATAGGCCTCCTGGATAGCAAACTTCCTAGTCTTATTCATTGTTCCTACTTAGTAAATTGTGTTTTGATACTAGCAGTACCACCACACCAAACGTTGTATTGGATTGCTATATTGATAGCTTTCTTTGCAGCACCAGTCGCTTTTGTATGTGTCTTAGTATCATTCTCTAGTGCAACCAATGCACCAAGAGCTAGTGAACCACCTGAGCCTATGCCATATAAATTTCTATCATCTCGCATATACCCGTAGTCATCACTGATCTGATAAAGATTTCCATTAAAACAAACTAAAGCATCCCAGCCTGAAT